GCCGGGGCTGTACGAGATCAGCTCGGAGTCGTTCACGGTGGACTCTTACGGGCGCGTCGGACTGTCGCGCAATCTCAAGCTGGAACCGGTCCAGGCGGCGAAGTAGGATGGTCCCCCGTTCTCGCCTGGGGCGGCTCGTCGGGTCAATGACCGCGGACGGGTGCAGCCCTGGGCGAGGACGTTTCGGAGTGTAGGTCGTGGGAATCCATATTTCGCTTTGCACGGGTGCGACCGATCAGACGGGGGTCTGGCCGGGGGATTCGAGTTATTCGCGGTCCTGCGTGGACAATGCTGGCGATCCGCAGGTTCAGGGGATGTGGACCGATGTTGGGATGGATGCCGCAGCGTTTGAGTCCTTGGCGTGGGATTACGGGGCGGAGGTGTATGCGGGGCTTGAAGCGGTCTGTGCGCAGACGGACTGCGAAGCAGATTATGGGTTCACTCTCGCGGGTGGGCCAGCGTCAGGTTTACCCGAACTGACGTTGGAAGGTGGTGCGTTGATCGCAGGGGCGATTGCAGCTCTGTGGGCGACGGCCTGGGCGTTTCGGGTGATTCGTAACCAACTGAAAGAGGATTGAGCATGAAGCGTTTTGTCGTGGGTTCTGCCGGTGCGTTGCTGCCGGTGCTGTCGTTCGCGGCTGCCGTGGACGTCGACGATGTGGTGCTGGACATCGCGGCGCAGATCGCGCCGGTTACCGCCATCGGCGGCGGCGTCCTGCTCCTGCTCGTCGCGATCAAGGCGTTCAAGTGGGTGCGCCGCGCGATGTGATCGCGCCTTTCCTGGGCGGGGCAGTCGTGTATGCGGCTGCTCCGTTCCGGGGCTTACTCGGAGGGCTGGCGGTGGAAGGGTGGCTGCTGCTGATCGCGTTCGTGGGGGCCTTGTGGCTTATGTTTTCCGACTGATTCTCGGTGCGCTCGTCGGCTCGCTGGCCTGGGTCGGCGCGTCGTTCGCGGCCTGTGTGGATCAGGCGACTTACGATATAAATGAATCTTTCGTTGGCACGCATTGGCTCGTGCAGATCAATAACGCGAGTCGAGCGCCGTATACGGGAACCTCGGGGACATGCGCCAACAATACGCTGGCCGGCGTCATGGCGTGCGGTCGTGCGGCGGTGGATGCGGTGTTCGCCTGCGCGGGTACGCGCACCTGGGCCGCCATCACGTATTACAGCTCGACGGATCGGCGGCAAACGTGGTCATGCGAGGGCTATTCGGGCGGTCAGGTTCCGAATGGGTCTATCCGGTCGCGGCGGAATTCGTCCTCGTGGCCGGCGGGTTACGAGCATTGCGTCATTCCGGACACGTATGATTGTTCGGCGCTTGCCAATGTGAAAACGCTGGCGGTGGGCACGGGTAAGCCGGATTCGTTCGTGCCTGGCAATACGGGTTGTGTGACGGATGCGGAAATCGGCGGCCAGCCGGTGGATATGGCGCAGGGTTGCGCGGTCTTCAAACGAGCGGAGCAACGCTATAAGCGGCTCGGCTCGACGAACCAGCGGGAATGGTTGGTGGCGTATCAGTTCACGGGGCTAGCGTGCGATGCGGAGCCGGCTGTAGATTTGACGGTGGACGATGATCCGGTCGAAAAGTGTAAGACCGGGCCGGGTGGCTTGACTTGGTGCGAGCAATATGACGCGGAAGGGGACTGCGGATTTTTCAACGACAAATATGTGTGTTTGCAAAGCCTGGGCGAAGATCGCTGCGAGGCCAAAGCGGACGGGTCGCGTATCTGTCCGGGGTCCGCGCCGTCGCCTCCGGTCCCTGACAATGGCACGGCGGGGGTCCCGGCTACGCCAAGCGATACGATCACGGTCACGAACGATGACAATTCCACCACGAATTACAACTACTACAATTCGACTGTGGTAGGTACGTCGTCGCGTGATCCTGGCACGGGGTCGGGGACGGGTGGCTCGGGCACGGTCGGGCCTGGGGGCGATGCGGTGGACCCGAACGAAGGGTCTGCGTCGGGTGGTGTAACGTGCGATTCGGAGCCGGCGTGCTCGGGTGATCCGATTCAATGCGCGATCTTGAAGCAACAATGGCGGACACGTTGCGTTGAGACTCCGACGGAAGCGGAAGCTCTCGGGGCCATTGAAGCAACGGAAGGGGAAATTGACGGTACGTCGTTGCAAGCGGGCGAGGTGGACGTAACGACACTTAACGCGACGGGTACGTTGTCGGGATCGTGTCCGGTGCCGCTAAGTATTTCGGTCATGGGACAGAATCTTAGTCTGGATATTTGGAGCGCTGCCTGCGATATGGCTGTGCTGTTTGCGCCGTTCGTGATGGCAATGGGCTATTTCCTTTCAGCGATGCTGTTCATAAAGGGGCTTAGGGTCTAATGGTTCCAGTATGGGTCGCTGCATTGATTGGGGCTGGTCCGATCATCGTGCCGCTGGCACGGCGGTTGCTGGTCGGTATTGGGTTTGGCCTGGTGACGTTCCTGGGCGTGTCTACGTTGTGGAGTAATCTACAGGAAAGCATCTTGTCGAACATGGGTAGCGCGTCGGCATCCATTACCACGATTCTTGCCCTGGCTCGGGTGGACGATGCCATTGTCTTGATCATGTCGGCGGGTACTTCGTTGCTCGCGCTGCGCGGTCTTAATCAGATGGGGAACATAGTGGCGCCGCGTTGGAAGTGGATTGACTAGCAATGCTGGTCTTGATTACGGGTCAGCCGGGTAACGGCAAAACCCTGCATACGCTCGGCTTGGTCGAGCAACTGCGCCTAGATCCAAAGTCCGTCGCTCTGAATCGCGAGGTCTACTATTCCGGCATTCCGGAATTAACGCTGCCGTGGAAGCCGCTAGAAAAGGCGGATGATTGGCACAAATTGCCCGACGGCTCCGTCGTCGTCATAGATGAGTGCCAGCGGATTTTTCCGCCCAGGAAGCAAGGCGCGGCGGTGCCTGAGTCGGTGCGGCAATTTGAGACGCATCGCCACCGTGGCTTCGATATTTTCCTGATCACTCAGCATCCGCAGCTGTTGGATATTAACGTTCGCAAGCTCTGCGGGCGGCATATCCACTTGAAGCGCACCTTCGGCCAGGAAGTGGCGACAGTCTTGCAATGGGAAGAATGCAAAGACCCGAATGACCGTTCTGCGCGTTCGACGGCACTAGTGTCGAAGTTCCAATTTCCGAAAGAGCGCTATAGCTGGTACAAGTCCGCAGAACTGCATACGGTTCAGAAGAAATTACCGTGGAAACCGATCGCGATAGCGGTGGGGGGTCTGGTCGGTGTCGTCGTGTTGTTTGCCTGGGCGTTCGTGCGACTGACGGGGCCAAAGGTCGAACAATTCACCGAAGCGAAAGCCATCCTCGAGGGTGACTCGTCAGCGGAAGTTTCAGGGTCGAAAAAACGCGGCATCCATCTATCCGAGGCTTCGCTGGTGCCTCAAGTCGAGTATTGGCCGTGGACCGCCGAACTGTATTCGGAAGTCGCACGCATTGCTTCGCCTCCCAGGGTGTCGGGGTGCTTGATGTTGCAAATCGGGGATTACCGGCAATGCCGCTGTGCCAATGGGCAGGGCGGCGAAGCTCAGGTAGGCGCGGAGGTTTGCCGGGACTACATGGCAGGCAAGGTTTTCGACCCGCTCAAGCCATATCAGGATGCAAAGGCGGCGAACATTGCCTACCTGAACGCCAGGGATAGCGGTGGCCAGGGACAAGAAAGCCGGTCCACCGCTGAGGGTGAACCGGCCTCGTCGCGTCAGGGCGGGCCTTAGCGGTCGCTGAGCGCGAATTTCGGGCGGATGCGTCCGTCAATCTGTGTTAGCAGTCCCGTCAGCCGGTTAACGCGGCCAAGCCAATAGCCGGCATCCCTGGGCGAACATTCGCGAAAGATCTTCAAGGCGTGCGCGAGCTCCTCCTGTAGCGCGGTCGTGACGATTTCCAAGTCCTCGGGGTCAGAAAAATCAACTTGATGAAAAGGCATTTGCGTTGTCTCCGAAGTGCGGCGAAGCAAAAGGCCCGCCCTCACTTACCCGTAAACCGTAAATGCACCTGGACGCGAGGGCCGTACGTTCTCACGGTCGAACGGCGTGACGGGATCGGTAGCCGGCGCGACGTTTGATGGGCCGCGATCGGGGGCGTGGCCCTGCGACAGCGGTAAACAAAGGCGGGTCAGGATTGCACGGGGTGCCTCGCTGCGGCGCGGGGAGGGCACGTAGCAAAAAGCACCGGGTCTGTCAATCGTGCTTTGGTCGTATATGCAACGGCGCAGCGGAAGCGGAAATTCGGCGGCAATTCGGGGAAGGGGACAACGATGCATAACGGGTCCGAACTGCAACAGGAATTTCTGCTTTTAGCAGAGTCCGAGGGCCATCAACTGACCGGGACGGAATTGGGCCTGGATCGGGCGTTATCCGTGGCGCGGTCCCTGGCCATGGGCGGCTGGCGCGTCCGCGTGCAGCCGTGCGACCCGTATTTGGAAGATCCCATTCACTACGAAATCTGGTCGGTGGCAGAAACACCGTTTCCAGTCGAGGCCGCAGCGTGAAGTCGGTTCTCGTTGCCTGTGAATACTCTGGCCGGGTCCGTGAAGCGTTCCGGGCATTGGGATACGATGCCTGGTCCTGCGACATTCTTCCAGCGGAAGATGGCAGCAAATTTCACTTTCGTATACCGGTGCAAAGGGTACTGAATCAGGGGTGGGATTTGATGATTGCTCACCCGCCCTGCACGCGGCTTTGCAATTCCGGTGTTCGGTGGCTCGCAGAGCGTGGATTGTGGGCGGAACTGGACGCGGCGGCGGATTTCTTTCGGGAACTTCTGGAAGCGCCGATTCCGCAGATAGCGGTAGAGAATCCCGTGCCGCACAAGTATGCCGTCCAGCGGATCGGGCGCAGCTACGATTTCACAACACAACCGTACGATCATGGCGACCCGTACACGAAGCGGACGGCGTTCTGGCTCAAGAATCTACCGCCGTTAGTTCCGTCAAAGCCGGTTCCGGGGCGGGAGCCGGCAGTACATAGAGCATCACCGGGGCCGGATCGTTGGCGCGAGAGATCGCGAACGTATCCAGGAGTGGCGCGTGCGATTGCGTGCCAATGGGGTGCGGCAGGTATGCAATTGGAATTGTCAGCGTGAAAGACTACAGCGCGCCTCAGATTGATCCGGTGGAGTTGTCCAGGCGGCGGGCCGATGGCGAAGGGTTCTTTGTCATCACGCAACTGCGCCGCACGCCGGGGGGTCACTTCATCGTTGAGCAGTGGCATTACTCCGATGCCTGCCCAGGGTGGCCGGAAAAAATCTGGCAGTCGGAAGTGATCGCGAACCGGGCGCCGGCGGAATTTGTAGCGGCGGAGCGACACGCCAATGCGTTGCTTCAGTACCGGGATCTGCCGTGATTGAGGTGGGCCAATGCGATACCAGCCTGGAGTGTGGGCCGCGCTGCGATTCGTCCTTCGGACGGCTGCCGCCGCCATCATTCGGCGGATCATCTGGACTCGGTGAGCCGTGGCCGGGGCCGGGAGCCGCCGGCGCAGCCGGCGGCCCGGCCCCTGGGCTTGTCAGATTAGTAACAAGTGTCGTGTTGACCAATCGGGACGAGCAACGTGTCCGGGGGGTCAGGCGTCGGGCCTTGCGTCTGTTCAAGTCGTTGTCTTGCGCGGGTGACTTTCTGAAAGATCATCGCGACGAAAAGGGCCGGGTGTTGCGGGGCTGGTTCGTCACGTTGACTTATGCGCCCGATGTGCTCTGGTCGCCGGGGCATATCACGGGTTACGTCCAGAAAGTCCGTGAGTGGTGCCGGTGGCGCGGGGTTCGCGTTCGCTTCGTGTGGGTGGCGGAGCAGCATGCCTCGGGCCGGGTCCATTATCACGCGATCGTGTTCCTGCCTCGGGGTCTGGCGCTGCCGAAGCCCGATAAGGCGGGGCATTGGCCGCACGGTCATTCTCAGCGCGAACTGGCGCGGAAAGGCGTGGGCTACCTCATGAAATACGCGAGCAAGGTGCGCGAAATCGAGGTGCCGTTCCCGAAGGGTTGCCGGTTGCACGGGCACGGCGGGCTTGAACCGGCGGAACGGGTGCGGCGTACGTGGTGGGTGCTGCCGAAGTACATTCGTGAAGTCGTCCTTCCTGAGTGGCGCGTCAGGCGTGCGCAGGGGGGCGGTTGGGTGTCGCCGTTGTCGGGCGACTGGTGGCCGGCGTGGTCCGGCGGTCTTTCAATCCCGAACTGGGGAAGCGTGGAGTATGTATGAAAATCGAAATACGTTCGGCTGAGGTCAAGTCTCGTGAAGTGCCTGGGGGTGCTACGGGCAAGCCGTTCACGGTGCGCAGTCAGGCGGCGATCATGCGCGGCGCAATCGAGGTCAAGGTCTTCGACCTGAACCTCGGCGATCAGCAAAGCTATGCGCCGGGGCTGTACGAGATCAGCTCGGAGTCGTTCACGGTGGACTCTTACGGGCGCGTCGGACTGTCGCGCAATCTCAAGCTGGAACCGGTCCAGGCGGCGAAGTAGGATGGTCCCCCGTTC